AAGAGATCGACGAGTTGGATGCGGCGGCCGATCCAGCGGACGACGGGGACAGCGAAGCTATTTCCTAAACTTCTGTATCGGGGGCCATCTGCTGTTTTCTCGCTGATTTTGGTGTAGTTGTCGGGGAATTCTTGGAGTCTTTCGCACTCGACCGGGGTCAAGCGTCGTACTTGCATGGTGGGGGGCATTACGCCTTCGTGTCGGCCACCGTCTCCCCCTCTTTGGACTGTGCCTGCGAGGTCTTCGGACGCGGTCAATTCTTCGGGCCACCCGACTGCGGCCACATAACTTCTCGAACTACCCCCGCTCGCCGCCCTTACGCTTGCCTGGTCGGCCATCTCAGGAAGAGAGCCACCCTCTTTGCCTCGGAGATTGAACGCCACTGCTACCTGTCCCCCAGCGTTCGCATGGCTTTCCGAGTGCCCCATTCCGCGCAGGGTTGGAGAGATTTCGCCTGAGTCGAGGCCGGAATCTTTGCAGGAGAAGGCGATCGGTGCGGTTCCTCCATGTTGCATGTCGTAAGTCATGCAACCGGGGTGCTCGCCACACTTCGGGCAGTTTATTGGGGCGAGCATTTCTGTTCCAGGTAGGTAGTAAACGTTGAATTCTATTTCGCAGTTGAGGCAGCGGGAAGTGCCGACGCGTTCTTTTCGAAGGATAAGGGGTGCTTTGTTTCCGCCTCCGGAACTAGTGTGAAGCGCGTCGCAAACATCCCGTGGGGCGTAGCGGCTATCGATTCCGCCATCTTTTCCGAAGGTTCTCGTCGGCATATAACCGATCGGTACCAGTGGCGTTCCCCTCCCCGTCCCATCTTCCGAGGCGTCGAATCCGTCGGCGCGGAGGCTGTGCGTGACGAGCATCCCCGTTTCAGCATCCTGTTGCGTCGCACTGCCGGCCGCTTTCCCATTGGCGTTCAGACATCCAGTGACGAAAGTTTCGGTTTCAAAATCCAGTCGGCCACTTGGCCCCCCGTGGGCGTTGCAGGCGGTCGCTACTTCAATAGGTCCGCTAAGGTTGTTGCCTCCGAAGGCGGTTGGGATGAGTCCGCCGTCGCAGTCGAAGTCGGTTCCCAAGCCACCGCCAGCAGTGCGGCACGAAGGGATGGTGGGAGCGCTTTTCCTCTTTTCTCGGCTCGGCGGAGTACCCCCCGACAGGCTTTGGCGCTCAAAAAGTACCGCTGCGGCACGGCGCCAGTCTCCAAAATGTCCGACAACGAAGACGCGACGGCGGCGCTGGGGAACTCCAATGTATTGAGCGTCAAGAATTCGGTAGGCGACCCCATACCCGACTTCCCCCAACGCCCCGAGGAAGGCTCCAAACGTTTGTCCTCCGTCAATCGACAGGACACCGGGGACGTTCTCCCAGACCAACCATCGGGTCCGTAGGCGTGCAGCAAGTCGAACGAATTCAAGGGTGAGGTTGCCACGAGGATCATCCAATCCAGCTCGCTTGCCCGCGATGGAAAAAGATTGGCACGGGGTTCCTCCGACGAGGATGTCAGGGTGGCAAGAGAGGTCTTTCGGTTCGATTTTCGTGAAGTCGCCATAGTTTTTTACCTCTGGGTAGTGATGGGCTAGAACCGCGCTGGGAAATTTGTCGATTTCGGCGAAGCCAATGGGCTTCCAGCCGAGGGGGTGCCAGGCCACGGTTGCGGCCTCGATTCCTGAACAAACAGATAGGTAGGTGAGGAGGTGGGTGCCTTCTTGCACGATGCTCAGAGTTTATTGCAAACTTAGTATCGGGGTCAACTAAAATCTTAGTGTTATGGCCTTTTCTTACACACAGCCCCTTCTCTGCGTTACCATTTCCCACAGAACCGTCTTGCCCCCGAGGACGAGGAGGAACACACCTCGATGTCCACTGCCCGCGCCAAGTATCAGACTACCGCTCCCGCCGAGTTCTCCTCTGCCCTCCCCGAGAACCCACGTAAGCAGTACCGCTCGCCATCCGCCCGGCCCCCTGGCCGCTCCGGTGGCGCCCCTTCGGTCTCAACCCCCCACCGTGTCTCGTCATCGATCCGCCGCGGGAAGAAAGCGAGCCGGCGCGCATGATGGACCCTTCCGACAACGCCCCTCCTGAAGTGACCATCGAGCCGGCCGACAACGGCTTCGTCGTTCGCCACCACCAGAAATCGACCAAGAAGGACGAGTCCGGCCGCACGATTCGCCGCGTAGCGTCGACCACAGATGAGGCTTTGAGCCACGCGAGAACAGCCCTCGGCGGGGGCAAGAAATCAGCCAAAAAGAAATCTAAACGGGATGGGCAAACTGGCTCCGGCATGTCCGCCGCCGAGGGGGAGACGGGTTCGTCCCCCTCCCCCGCTGCCCACGGCCTGGCGGCCCACGCCATGCACGCCCACTCACGCAATCATGCCCGGCGTCGCCGGCCCAGAACCGGAGGTCGCAGTTGAAGAAGCAAGAGCGATGCACGCCAGAGAGCCAAGAGACACCGGAGCAAGAAAGCCGCAGTCACCCTGTCGGCTTCCTGCGTAAAGCCACTCGTCTGGCTGAGAAGAAGTCAGGTAAACGCTCGGCGAAGAAGAGGGGCTGATTGTGCCGTGGACTGCGCGCGACGTTTCCAAGCACAATAAAAGTGTCAAGTCGCCGAAGCGCCGTCGTCAGTGGCGGGATGTGGCAAACTCCATTCTGAAACGAACCGGCTCCGATTCTCGCGCGATTCGCGGGGCTAATTCCGTGGTCAAGAAATCTCAAGCCAAGCGCAGTCGCAAAAGGGCTTAGAGTGGTGCTACGATAGATGAAACAAGGCTGAGGGATTGAATGGCGAATGTGTTTGTCATCACGAAAGAGTCCCGCAAGTCTCAGAAACAAGAGAGCATCGACCCGAGAGCATCTCACATTCGTGAGTGGATAGAATCTTCAGATTCTGCGCGCAATAAGGCCCTGGGCGAGAATTTTGCCAAGACGGCCGAAGATCTCTACAATCTGCAGGACGCGATGACCCCCGGTCCAGTCTACCGGCCATCTCTTTCGATTCCGATGTTGCAGCGGATCATGCTTGAGGAAGCCAACCAAGTCTCGAATCTCTCACCCCGGATGTATGTGTTCCCCTCGGCCGGTTCATCTGACCCCTCTTATTCTGGTGCGCAGCAGGCTGACTCTTCTCTCGCCCCTGCCTCCGCCCGCGATCTGGCCCGTGAAGTTTCTCTCCAGGCCCAGTGGCAAATCTCCAAGATGAACCTCCATCTGCTGATGGCTGGGCTGACCGCGCGCTACTGCGGCGCTGGGTGGATCGTGGCCGGGTTTGATCCGGACCTCAGCCGAGCTCGCGGCGGCATGTGGGCCAGAGCAATCGACCCACGGCTGGTGTTCTTTGACCCAGGCACCGACTACACGTGGAATCCTAGCTACGCCGGCTGGGGGACGTGGATGAATCTTGAGGATGTGCGGTTGAAGTGGCCACTGACTTCTCAGGCTATTAAGCCGAGGCACACCTCGGGCGGGTTTCAGCCATTCTCCGGTGATTCAGGTTATGGGATATCGCAGCCGCCCGGCCCGATGTCGACTATGCCCAGTTCCCCTGGTCAGAATGCCAAGACTCAGAGTTCTGAGTGGCGCGTGCTGGTCCACCACTGTTTCTGCCGGGACTACACGCGCGAGACCGTGGAGAAGCCGGATGTGCCCACCACATCATTGATTGACCCTGAGGTCCGTCTGAAATATCCGCAGGGCCGCTGGTTGGTCGAGTGTGAGGGCGTGATTCTTCAGGATGGTGACAACCCCTACCCGCCGCGGCGTGACATCACCGCGCCCAGGTTCCCCCTGTTTCCCAATTACGTCCTTCCGCCGCTGTTTGGCCCGTGGGGGATTCCTGTCACGCGCATGACCGAGAATATGCAGCGACTGGCCCAGCGGTTCTACTCTCAGATTTTCGAGAACGGCCTGCGCATGAACAACGCGCTCTGGGTGATCGATGAGAATACGGGAATCGACATCGATGGGTTCGGTGGTCTACCTGGCGAAGTGGTGACGATCAAGCCGGGGACCAAGGCGCCGCAGCCGATTACGCCCAACGCGATTGGCGCAGGCGCGCTCCAGGGCGCGGAGAAACTTCTCTCGCTCCAGAACGACGTGCTTGGATTTTCCGCTTCGCGCCAGGGCAACCCTGGCGACGGTAACGTCTCGA